GTAGCAACCTTCAATGCGCTAGCCCATCCCGGCGTGATTTTCTGCAGCGCTTTGCCTTTAACGACCGGATCAATCCACTCCTTGCTGTCTTTGACGTGTAGCAGAATGCCAGCCCAGCGCCCCACCAGCCGCCTTACATCTGCTTTGGCAAATGTGCGCCAGAATCGGTGGTTAAATACCTGGTTGCTGCCACGCTCCCAAGGGGTCACCTCTCGCGACTCGTCGGACTGCTCGCCCTCAATAACCTGCGGGTTTGTTTTCCAGCAATTGGAAGCCAGCTTATTTACTGCGCCGTTAGCAATGCCGCCACGCCGGTAAAGTTTGTACAGATCATCGAAAGTCAGGTTTTGTTTAAAGCCATATTCGCACCATGCGCTCTCGCGCTTTGTATCCAGCCCCATGCCAGGGTTGAATGCTATTGCGCGCGCACGGGCCATCCTGACGTCATTCAGCGCGTGATTGACGGCGAGTGTTAATTTATCAGTCATGTTTTTCCCGCTGGTGGATTTCAGGCAATAAAAAAGGCCGCCTAAGCGACCTGCAATTAATGAACTATGTCAAATTATCCCGGTTAAAAGCTTTCAGTTCGGGTTGAGTTTATGCGTTAGCCTGAATGTGATAAAACCGTTTCATGAGTCATTGACACACTTGGTATGATTAGGTTCTTTAAAAATGGTAGGGACATATATGTCTTACCCTCTTGAGCTTTTTCCTAAAGAGATACATATTAAAGTTGCTTAACAAAGGAGGATTTATGAGCAACCAATTTGTAGTGGGCGATGTCGTTAAATTAAAATCTGGCGGGCCAGATATGACGATCAAAAAACTGGATACTACATATGATACTAAGACATCAAAATATGTTTGGTTAAAGTCGTATACTTGCCAGTGGTTCGCAGGCAAAAAACTTGAGTCAGGCAGTTTTCCGCATGATTCTGTTGAGCAAGTATGACATCTCAGTCAATCACAGCTAAATCTGTAGCTAACTGGATGGTTGAAATTCTCAATAAAGATGGCTGCGTCTACCAGGATGATGTTGTCGACTATCTTGTGAAGCAAAAAGATGAATCCTTGCTTATTGAAAACAATGATGGGAATCAAGTTTTAAGCAAGCCGGTCCTTAATGAATTTTTAAAACTAACCAAAGATAATGTTGTATGGGTTCGCTCAGACTTTTATTGGCGATTTCGAGTAACCGAAGACGAACCTGGCCGTAATGCTAGAGGTTAAGATTGTACACACAGCTGTTCAGGGGCCATTCGGCCCCTTTTTAACATAATGGTTGTTACCCGCCATTCAGAAACGCCACTCGCTCGAAATTCATAGTGGACGAGTTATTTTTATATGATTTCCTCGTGGCAGAGCTGAAATCGGACTGCATAAACAGCGCATAAAACCGGCCCGAAAATGCATAGCCAAAAAACATAGCGAACGCGTTATTTCCGGCACTTACCACAAATTGCTTTTAACGTCCCTGCAGGCGCTTAGGAATCATCATGCCCATCGTCTGAGCCTTGCGTTTAATGTGTCCATCAAGACCGTATCTAATGCCATCCCAGCAGTGTTCATTTCCATCTGCCAGTTTCGGTAATACCTCGCCGGTAATGCGGTCAGTTTTGTAGGACCACATTCGGGCTTCACGCGCCACGTTCTTACAGCGTGGGTGGATAATGATTTCATCAAAGCCGCGCAAGTGGGCAATACCATCCTCTACACTGCCCTGCCACTTATCAGCCGCAGAGATATTGAATCCCTGACGCCTGAGATAGCTGATTGTTTCCGGGCGCGCTGAGTCAGCTTTGATGGGCCAATCGCGTGCACCGGGGATGGTGTCATATAGAGCAGGCATGTGGTCGAGTTCGGTTTGCTGCCCATAGGCCTCATACTCAACATAGAGCCGGTTATGCAGAATAAATGAGCGCGTCAATGTATTGGGGTCTTTGGCAAAACCGAAGTCAGCACCAAAGAAAAGCCGTTCCGCCTCTTTCCACAAATTATCCGAGAACTCAGCAACACGGTATTTACCTGCCAGCACCTGTTTGTCTGAGTTTTCGAGGTATGCACCCTCCCATACCCAGGCATAAGTTGCTGGATCGAGGCGGCGCTCATCGTTCTGGCGCTCCCTCTCCAACACGTCAGGAAACCAGGGGTTATCCGTGTAATTCATCTCTACGGTTATGCAGTCGTCACCAGCCTCTTTGCGGAACCGCTTATCGGTAGCACTGCCGTCGCGCTCCGGGTTCCACGTTACCCAAATCTCTGAACCTTCTTCACGGACTGTCGGGCTAAGCTTCTGCCAGGCAATTTCACTGACTGACTCAGCCTCATCAACCCAACACAGTAGAATGCGTGCTTTCGACTTTATGCTGTCCAGGTTATGCCGCAGACCAGAGAAGACGTATGTCACGGTTTTGTCGATGGTGCGGATGTATTTATCACCAATGTCAAAGTTGGACGCCAGCCAGGGCACGGAAAGGATCGCTTGCTTAACCTCCTGCATGCTCGACTCCTCCAGTGAGTTCATGAACTCACGCGCACAAAGGATAACGCCGCTCTCACGGTTCATCATCGCCTGATATGCCCTGACGGCTGTCATTAAGGCAAACGTGCGTGTCTTTGCACTGCCGCGCCCACCATGTGAGCAGCGATAGCGTTTACCTACCGCAGTAAACAGCGGGGCAAGTTTGGCGGGGATCGGAAGTTGTACGGCGTCACTCATGCTTAGGCTCAACGGGTAAAAGCTGAATCACGGTTGGTTTTGATGCCATGCTGCCATCGGGGCTGGTGTGCTCAAACTTCTGCCGGTTGGTGTAGGCTTCCCCAACCTCTTTAGCTGCCTGTTCCATCAGTGATGCGGCCAGCGCAAGATTCTGCATTTTTTCGGCCTTGGTCATCATGCGATCAAGCGTGCGTAGCCGGTAGGACTTATTGGCAATCGGGATGTCAGATATTTCGGTCTGAAACCGGGTGCGTGTGCTGTTAAATAGAGCGACCCACTTTTTTGCAAGCCCCTTGCCGCTGGCCTTTGTAGGGTCGTGTGATTCAATCTGTTGAGGTGTAACTTTAATGCCAAATTGTTTTTGGACGGCCTCAGCAACAATCGCTAGCGAATCAAAGCATGCAAGTGACTGAATGATGAAGGCTTTCACCTCTGGTTTTAATGCAGCCATATTTCACCATTCTTCCAAAGCATTCTAAAATTTACGCCAGCTTCATCAGGCACGTTCCACAAGCTCTGGACACATTAAGCTGTGCAACCTCAGCGGGCTGGCTTGCAGCTTCCACCAATTGCTGAACATCAGCGCTGGCGCCATATCGGCGGACAACGCCAACAAATTCTTCAACATCATGTCCTCGCATTGTCATAACTGGTCGCCCCTCTGAATTGAATTTAGGTGCACCAAATTCATCCCGCGCCTGTGCTATGTGATAAAGCTCATGTTCTATGAGAGCGCAGAAATCGAGGTCACTGCATTCACAGCAGTAGTCTGCAGCCAGCGTTATGATGAAGCGGGGAACATATCCGAACCACTCATGCATCTGTTGCTGCATACGCGCCTTTTGCCAGCCACCTGCCCGCATGGTGATCTCCTCAGCCTGACCCAGCACAGTTCTGCCGCGTTTAGTGAAAGCGCTTGATGCCCACATAAATCGAATATCGGCGTGCTGTAGGTGGAGATGTTCAGGATTGTGCAGTAACCCTTCTTCACTGAGGATGTGTTCAGTGATCCACTCATGAATTTCATTAGCGGGGGTCAGGCTGATGTGGGGATGAAATTCATTCAAAAAACTTTGTGGTGGTCGCGGTCGATTTAACTGGCCAATCTGCATGGGCTTAACCTGTGTGTTTTGTCACTACCACCTCAGCCTCTGCACCTGATGCAACGCGCAGCCATACCACCCACGGAGCGTATACATTCAGGACGCGACCGGCCTGATGCCAGGCAGTTGAATCGGCGCTATCAGCATACTCAATAAACCCCTCAGCGACCGTTACGTGCCCGCTGTTCGTGCCGTCTGTAATCCGGACGGGCGTTCGCGTTATGGTTAATGACTCAGACATAGCTACCTCTCATTTATTGGGTGGGCGTTTAGACGGCGGTTATCACCAGCGATGAAACCATGTCGCGCAGCGTTACCGTCAGCGCGCAGGTTCCGGCAGTGAGTATACTGACAGCCGCCTGACCACCAGCAGATGTGCTTATGTGCTGCACCATGCTGGAGTTAGATATCGTCCAGACAGCACCCTCCGCTCGCCCGATTTGAGCGCCAGTTTCACCGCTAACGAGGAACGCGCCAAGGTATTGCCATCCTTTAGGGGCGGTGGCATTCAGCATCGTGTAGTGGGTGCTATCTACCCGAGTGACATACCACGGCGACGTGGGTGTTTTGTTGCTGTCGTTCTGGATGAATATCGTGTCGGCTGGTGGTTTAGCCCGACCGCCCATTACGATAGCGCCGGGTACTGATATTCCCGGCATATGGGTGCCACCAATGATAGTGGCGTAGGGTATAACAATCATTGGTTGCTCCAATAAAAAACCGCCCGTAGGCGGTATATTCAAATCTTCAATTTATTTCTAATATACTCTTTCATTATAAGAACATGCTCTTCTATCTCTTTAGAAGACTGATTAATAGTTTTCGAGCTTTCTTGTATATCAACTATCAAACCCTTACGGTAATTCTCGTAGATTTCATTGCACCTTTTCATTTCTACCTGGATCATTCCTATGCGCGGTGTAAGCTCATAAAAATAAATGTGCAGTAGCGATTCTAAACGGTCAAAAACCCCAGGCCCAAGCGATATGCTCTCAATATAATCACTAAAGCCACTCCACTCCCGTTGACTTTTGATATACCTAACCTGAGCC